CCCCACCACGAACGCCACCACAAACGCAGGAGGCAGCAATGACAAAAACCGCGCCGACAAGCCCAGCCGTGCCGAACTCAGGATGCGCGCCTTCATCGCCGGAGCGCGCGGCACTGCGTGAGTGGATCGGCGGGCGGGCGTTGACGCTGCTGAGCCACTACTGGCGCGACGATGATCCGGTCGAGATGACGGCGGCCATCGGTGCCGATTGGGCGGACACCCTCGAAGGCCTGCCGCGCGATGCGATCCAGAAAGCCTGTGTCCAGTACCTGCGCGACGAACCTCGCCGCAAGCCGACGCCGGGCGCGATCTACCAGCTGGCGCGCAAGATGATGCCGCGACCAAAGGTGGTGGCCCCGCAGGCACAGCCAGAGCGCCACGAAAAGCGCGTCAGCCCCGAGCGGGCGGCCGCCATTCTCAAGGAGGCCGGATTTCGGCCTGTGAGCGGCAATGACGGGTAGTCCGGTGGGTGGGGCCGAGAAAATGCGAGATGGCCGGTTCTTGCGCAAGACAGGGCGTCTCAGAGGGGTTTGGGCGAAGCCGAATGGGCGAGAATGGCGACGGACGCGCACAGCGCACAAAAAATCAGGTTCGGGAGGAAAATCACATGACCGATGAAATCGACGTCAAGGAGCTGATCATCGAGGCCCAGCGCGAGCTCGACATGCGCAGGCGGCTTTATCCGAAATGGGTGCGCGCCGGGAAGATCAGGGACAGGGACGCCCAGCGCAGGATCGATCTGATGCAGGGGATCGTGCGCCGACTGACCAGAACGGCGGGAATGTGAGCGTGGACAGCCGCCGGGAGCACTACACCTTCGGGGCGGCCGAGCTTGTGCTCGATCGCGACGGGGAGTCATGCATCGTGACGGTAGCAACCCCGACGATCTGCGCGCCGGTGATGCGTACGGTGCACCTGAACAGCCTCGAGGAAATCGAGCGGGCATACCGCGCGCAGATCATGCAGATGAGGGCGAAGACGAAAACACGGGCTGCCGAGGATTTTTTGGCAGCCCTGAAATTCGCGGGCACGACAATTGCAAGAAACAGGGCAGGAAAAAGCGAATGAGACCCACGAAACCGGGGCCGCGACGCACCAACAAGTTCTCTGCGAGGAAAACCGTCTTTGACGGGATCCGCTTCGATTCGAAAAAGGAGGCGGAGCGCTGGGCGGAACTCCGGCTGCTTGAACGGGCTGGCGAGATCGCCGACCTGCGCCGTCAGGTGCCGCTGGAACTGGAAGGCCGCGACGGGCCGCTGCTGACGCGGACGGGTAGGCGCATGCGGCTGACGGTGGATTTCGCCTACACCGACCTGCGCACCGGGCTGACGGTCTGGGAGGATGCCAAAGGCGTTCCGACCAGAGATTATGAGGTACGCCGCGCGGTTGCGGCAGCCCAGGGCATTGACGTGAAGGAGGTCTGACGATGGCGGGATCCGTGAACAAGGTGATCATTCTGGGCCATCTCGGCCGCGATCCGGAGGTGAGGACATTCCAGGACGGCGGCAAGCTGTGCAACCTGCGCATTGCCACCTCGGAGACATGGAAGGACCGCAAGTCAGGCGAGCGGCGCGAGCGAACCGAGTGGCACTCGGTGGCGATCCTGTCGGAAGGGCTTGTCCGGGTTGCCGAACAATATCTGCGCAAGGGCGCGCAGGTTTACATCGAGGGAATGCTGCGCACCCGCAAATGGCAGGACCAATCAGGCAACGACCGCTACACCACCGAAATCGTCGTGCAGGGTTTCGGCGGCAAGCTGGTCATGCTTGGCGGCAAGGGGAATGGCGCGGATGACAACCAAAAGGTGGGATATGACAACCAGGGAGCAGGATATGACAACCTCGACGACGAAATCCCCTTCTAGCGAGGATTGGTGGGAGACCTGCACGCCCGAGGAAACACTGGCCATCTGGCGCTCGGGCGTGGCGCGGTGGCATGCGAACCGATGGCCGTCGCTGCGGGGCAGCGGCGATACCACAGACGCCCACCAGGGCCGCTGCGTGCGCCTGCTGCTCTGCCTGCACCCGAACCCGTCTGTTCCGCTTCTGGCCGCCACAGCCTGCCACGACGTCCAGGAATGCGTCACCGGCGACGTACCGGGGCCGGCCAAGCAAGGGCAGTTCGGCAAGGAGCTCGCATTCTTCGAGGCAAAAGTAGCGGTCGAAATGGGACTGCCGGCGGTGTTCGGCCGTGAAGGCAGATGGCTCAAGCTGGTGGACATGCTGGACGCACATCTGTGGGCAAGCCTCATCGAGCCGCGTATCCGGGACGATCCAGAATGGATCGCGTTCGGTCAGCAGATCATTAACGCGGCCGAGGATCTCGGGTGTGACGAAGTGGTCGCCGCGATGCTGGAGAGGCCACCGGGATAACGACCGCCACCAACAAACGACAAAATGGGCAGGAATATGGGCAACAAGAAAACGAAACGCCCCCCGCCGCGCCTGGGCGACATTGGCGCGTTGTATCAGCGCCGGGGGGCGACGCTTGAACGCATCACGGTGCTGGACGCATCAAACAGCGGCACCGCGATCTGGCGGATCAATCTGGATCCAGGGCTGCGCGCCATTGGCATCTATTACGGGCATTGCCGGGCATCTGTCGAAGGCTCGCAGGTCGGCGAATTCGGTGTTGTCGGGTCAGCCCGTGGGCGCATCAGCGATGGCGGAGCGGTCAATCGCGTGGCGGTCGCCCACACCGACAGGGTGGCACGTACGGCGCTGGCGTCTCTCCCGCCCATCAAGGTGCGGCATCGCGAGCGCACGGGCCGTCCGCGTCCCATCACGATCCTGACGCTGGTCGACGCGGTCTGCTGGCTGGATACGCCCCTCGTGACGGTCGCGCGCCACCACGGCTGGAGGGTGGGCAGTCGGCAGAAGGCGCGGCTCCGAGATGCGCTGATCCTTGGGCTGGAGGAAATCGAGCAGGCATGGTCGGACGCAGGGATCCGCATCCCGGGGAACCTCGCGGATGTAGAGGCCGGCTGACGACACCACAGGAACCCTCTTGAAAAGGGGCCTGAATCGTGTATTCTTGGCACAATCGGAAGAGGTGCGAAAAGATACGCACCTCTTTTTTGTTGGCGGGGTGGCAAGTGGGCAAAGGCGGTTCAGGTAACCGCCAGCGTGGCAAATCAAAAGCCTTGGACCAGCGCCGTAATGGGTCAGCAACGGTCGCCCCCCTTGGTCGGGTCCTCCCTGGCGGGATGCGTATACGGGGGGGCTAGGCGCGACAAGCCTCTAGCGACAAAGGATTTTTTTTGGGTTTCCGCTTTTGGGTTTCCGGTTTCCACCCTTGGCAGCAGCCCAATACGAGGTCAGCTCGTCTCGGCCTTTCAGGTGTTTCACAACGAGACTGAGCCTCGCCCGGCATCGCGCCGGAACGAACGCCGCTGATCGGTCATGAGGTTTCGCGCCCGGCGGAACGGAAGCTGCGGCACCGGGCAGCATGTCGGCCATGCTCGACATGGCGCTGACGGCATGATCGTCATGGCGCGTAAGGGCGGGGGTCGGCATGACAGGGCGCGGTGTTCCGCACCCGTTCGCCATATACGGGGAATTTCCGCCATATCGGCCATGCTCGTCATGGTTCGTAAGCATCGGCGGCCATGATCAACATGGTGGCGGCAGCATGATCGTCATGGTGCCAGGCCAACCCATCCATTGACGCGCGGTAGAGCAGAGGTCAGCTCGCCTGGTTCATACCCAGGGGGTCGCCGGTTCGAATCCGGCCCGCGCAACCATTCTCCCGGCACCAGAAACATGGTCGCCGGTTTCGGAACGTGCCCGCCACGCCTCTGGCAAGCATCTCTGCGAGCTACGCGCACCCCGGCGGGCCTCTTGATGAGGATCCCTCTTGAAGATCACGATGACGCCTGTGGGCGAGCTCGCGCCTTATGCCGCGAACGCTCGCACCCACACGGATGAACAGATCGCCCAGATCGCGGCCTCGATCGAGGAATTCGGCTTCACCAACCCGATCCTGGCGGGCAGCGACGGGGTGATCATCGCAGGCCATGGACGCCTGCTGGCAGCGCAGCGTCTGGGCCTCGACAAGGTGCCGGTCATCACGCTGGATCACCTGAGCGACGCACAGCGGCGGGCCCTGGTGATCGCCGACAACAAGATCGCCGAGAACGCAGGCTGGGACGAGGAACTGCTGCGTGCCGAACTGGCAGCTCTGCAGGAGATGGAGTTCGACCTCGACCTGGTCGGGTTTTCAGACGAGGAACTGGATGAGTTGCTGGGCGATCTCGAGGCCGAGGCCCTGGGCGAGGTGGAGGGTGAAGATGAGGTTCCCGAGACGCCAGAGGATCCGGTCAGCCGACCGGGTGATCTGTGGCTGCTGGGCAACCACCGGCTGCTCTGCGGCGACAGCACGGTTGCGACTGACGTTGAGCGCATGCTCGGCACCGTAAAGCCGTTGCTCATGGTCACCGATCCGCCCTACGGGGTGGAATACGATCCAAGCTGGCGCAACCAGGCGGGCGCGGCCAAGACCAGACGCACCGGCAAGGTCCTGAACGACGACCGGGCCGACTGGCGCGAGGCCTGGGCGCTGTTTCCGGGCGACGTGGCCTATGTCTGGCACGGGGCGCTGCATGCGACAACTGTCGCCGAAAGCCTGATGGCCAGTGGGTTCACGATCCGCTCGCAGATCATCTGGGCAAAGGACCGCCTGGTGCTGAGCCGGGGCGACTACCACTGGCAGCACGAACCTTGCTGGTATGCAGTGAAGAAGACCGGCAAGGGCCACTGGGCCGGGGATCGCAAGCAGACCACGCTGTGGCAGATTGCCAACAAGGACCAGGATGCCAACACGGTCCACGGTACGCAGAAGCCGGTCGAATGCATGCGTCGCCCGATCCTGAACAACTCGAGCCCCGGCCAGGCGGTCTATGAACCATTCATGGGGTCAGGCACCACGCTGATCGCGGCGGAAACGACGGGGCGGGTCTGTCTGGGCATCGAGCTGAACCCGGCCTACGTCGATGTGGCGGTGGAGCGCTGGCAGCAGCTGACGGGCGAAACGGCCACCCTTGAAGGGGATGGCCGTTCGTTTGACGAGATCGCGGACGAGCGCGAGGCGGCGTAGCTACTCGATCGAGTAGACCCGGCCGCGCCCGTCAATGTCGCGGGCAGTCACATTCAGGCCCAGCCGCCTCCTGACGGAACCGGCGAGGGCGCCACGGACCGTGTGCCGCCGCCATTCGAGGGTGGCAGCCAGTTCATCGCAGGTCGCACCGCCTTCGGCGCGCAGCATGTCGACCAGCGTGGCGAGCTTGGTTCCGGCGCGCGGCGCGCGGCATACGGGCGCGTCCGGGGCGGCGGCGGGTTGGTTGCCCCCGGAGGGCGAACCATTGGCCTCGTCGGGCGACTGTGGCGCGCTGTCGGGCTTGCGGGCAGGGTTGGCTGGTCTGGTCATCGCTGTTTGCTCCATTCGCGGTGAAATTTCAGGTCGGTAGCTGCGTCGCCGCGGTTCTGCCAGCGGCGCTGGGCGTCGCGGTGGTGGCTCCACGTGCCATCGCTGTTCTGCCAGAGGTCGAGGGATGCGAGCAGTTCGGCAAGAGGCGCGCGGACGTGTCGGTCACATCCGGTGCGGTCGATCCAGTCGATGGCGGCGACAATCTCCTGCCGCGCCTTCGGTTTCTGGCCTTCAGCGATCAAAGTCGTGGCGATCTGGAAACGGTCGAAAGCATCCATGGTTACCTCGCGGGTTGCTGATTGAGGGGATTGCGGATGAACCGCTGCCAATGGGCATCGAGGCGCTCGGCATCGGTGGCAATGACCAGAAGCGAGTGGCGACCGCTCGGGCCGGTCATGACGAACCGCCCTTCGGTGCATCCCGCGCGTCGGTCCCATGCCCATTCGGCGAAAAGCCGGGCCGGGCCGTGCTCGATAATGACGCCCCCGATCAGGTCGGCGCGGTCGTGGTGGGTGATTTTGGTTGTCATGGCGTGTCCTCCGGTCATGCGGTAATCGTGGCGTCGCCGTCGCGCTGGGCCTGAAGCAGGTCATCGCGGCGAATGCTGATCTTGCGGCCGGTGGCCTCGTCGCGGGCGATGTAGCAATACCCGCCCCGCATCTTCATGTTACCGAGAACCGTGTAGGTGGCGGCGTCGGTCTTGATTCGATGGCCGATCCTGATCTGTGAAACAATCCGGGTCATCAGTTGGCCTCCTTCGCGGCGGTGAATTCTTCGACCGCGAGGATGAAGGCGCGGTCGTCGCTGGCGGCCCCTTCGGCCTCGATGGCGCTTGCGCGGGTCCAGATGGCTGTCTGTTCCGGGCCGTTGAAGGCGAGGGCGTTGAAAATCTGAAGGGCGTCGAGAAGGGTCATTTCGGTCTCCGTCGGTTGCGTCGTTTCCTGCGATTACGTTCGCTCTTGTGCGGCCGCCTATCCAGTATAATCGCAGCAATAACAGTGCTTTATGATCGTCCACCGGAGCATGATGTAATCGCCGGAAATTGGACCGGCACCGCACGCAAATTCTCTGGTCGCGTGGGCGTAACAACGAAAAACGCCGCCTCAAGGGCGGCGCAAGGGAATGGCCCGTGGGGGTGCCGTTGATGGTCAGAGGCCCCGCAGGGCCTCCTCCATGGTCGGCGCTTGCCGGATGACGGCGGCAAGGCCCGTGGCCTCGTCGATGACCTCGGCGTCCCAGACGAACCATTCGAGATCGTCAAAGCGCGTGTGGACGGGAGCAATGGCGTAACGGCCCCAGTCGCCGAAGCGCTGCTTCGGGGCTGCGAGACTGCCGCGCAGCATCGGGTTGTTGGTGAGGGTCGAGGGGAAGGAAAGAGAAGCCATGGAAACCTCCGGGGCTGGGCGCTGCGCAGGCGTGATTGCCCGCGCTTCGGCGCTATGGTCAGTGGTAGATCGGCTCGATGGCTTCGACCTTGCAGCGCTCCTCGAGGATGCGCCGCTGGATGCAAAGCGGGTGGGTCCTGATGCCCTCCGGAACCTTGTGTCCTGCTTCAGCGAGGGCCTTGATCGTGTCGTTGATCCTGATGTCCATCGTGCGTTTCATGGCTGCGACTCCGTTGGTTGCGTCGTTTTCGTGCGATTACGTTCGCTCTACCGGGACCGCTTATCCAGCATAATCGGAGCAATATCAGTGCTTTATCGAGGGCCTTGCGATCATGATCGGATCACGGAGGAATAGCGCCTGATGGGCATTTCAATCCGCGCATACGCCCGCCATCGGGGAGTGAGCCACACGGCGGTCAGGAAAGCCATCAACGCCGGGCGCATCACGACCGAGGCCGACGGCACCATCGATGCGGACAGGGCCGACCAGCAGTGGGACGCCCAGACCGACCCGTCCAAGCAGCGGGGGAGCAAGGCGCCGGGCGCAAGGACGCGGGGGAAAACCAAGCCGGTGCCGAAGGCGGCGATCCGCTCGATGTACGAAACGCTGCGCGAAGCCGGCGCAGGAGACGTCGGTGGTGGTGGTGGCGAGGTTTCCTATCTGCGCGCCCGCCTTGCCAACGAAGTCATCAAGGCACAGACCGCCAAGGTGAAGCTCGCCAAGATGAAGGGCGAGCTGGTCGACCGAGAAAAGGCCACGACCATGGTCTTTGATCTGGCCCGGCGCGAGCGCGATGCCTGGCAGAACTGGCCGCCGCGGGTGGCGGCCGACATGGCGGCCGAACTCGGTGTGGACGCGCACGCGATGGAACAGGTACTGGACAAACACCTGCGCATGCACCTCGCGGAACTGGCGGAGATCGAGATTGAACTGCGCTGAAAACTGGAAACCGGAAACTGCTGAGCAACGCCCGCTCACTAGTGAGGAAAATCGGCGCAGTAGTCGGCCGAAGCGCATATTCTGGCGCGGACGGTGGGCGTGTCGGGAGGCGCTCCTGCGGGAGCTTGTGCATGCGCTCCATGCCGACATTCAGCGGCGGAAGCGTCTCGGCCTGCCGCCATGCAACTACGGCGGAGATCCCGGCCATGCCGCACGCTGACTTCGACGGGGCCGAGGATATCCGCCGTGCCTGGCTGGCCGGCCTCGCCCCGGATCCGGCGCTGACGGTTTCAGAGTGGGCCGACCGGCACCGGATCCTGTCCTCGCGCGCGGCCTCGGAAGCCGGGCCCTACCGCACCGCGCGCACGCCGTATTTGCGCGAGATCATGGATGCGCTCAGCCCCAGCGATCCCGCGCGGCGCATCGTGTTCATGAAGGCCGCCCAGATCGGGGCGACCGAGGCCGGCAACAACTGGCTGGGATACTGCGTCCACCACGCGCCGGGGCCGTTCCTGCTGGTGCAGCCGACGGTCGAAACCGCCAAGCGCCTCAGCCAGCAGCGGATCGCGCCGCTGATCGAGGAAAGCCCCGCGCTGCGCGAACGGATTTCACCCGCGCGCTCCAAGGACAGCGGCAACACGATCATGGCCAAGCGGTTCCCCGGCGGGCAACTGGTGCTGACGGGCGCAAACAGCGCGGTGGGCCTGCGCTCGATGCCGGCGCGATGGATAT